CACCCCTAAAGGTGCTTCAATCCCCGGGTGGCCCCCTTAAATCAGGGACCTCTATGATCGCTCCTCTATCTCTCTGATAGCGGAGTAGCCTAGCTCAAATAACTCAATGTTACTTAGCATTGTGGGCTTGTGCAGAGGGATGTTACAATTTCCGTTGGCTAACGCCAGCATAGATTGCAACACCTCGAATTTACACTTGGTGGCAAAGTGCCCCTTGTTGTAAAAACGATAGGTATCGAGAGTTGGAACAGTTGCCAACTCACGATATTCACCTCTCATCCAGGAGTTATAGATTGAAAACTTGTCGTCCATGGTTTCGGACGGTAAGTATTCCATCAACCTGTCGCCTAAAGCGAACAGGATAGGGTGGTTTCTCTCTATAGGTACCCGACAGACTTTCTTTGAGGCTCTGGGAGTGTTAAACCCAGAGGTTAGGGTCCAGAAAACATAGTTGCGCGCAATGCGCAGTATGTCTTCTTGACGTTCCTCCGGAAGGCTGAGAATCTTCTCAGCCCAGGAACCAGGTGTAGCCTCCAGCAATGGGGGCATACCGGTTACCTTTTCCGGAAGAGCTAACATGTCTGCTACCATCTTCCCACTGTTTAAGGAAGATAGTAGAAAACTCAGAGACGGGCCGAGAAATGTATCCTCGTACCCACGCCCGCGGCAGATCCGGACCAGCTCTAAGAGCTGTTCTGGATTCTTCCGTACCGTCTCTAACAAGTGGACCGGGAGACCGGTTACCTCTTGTCCGTGACGGAAGTGGCGTTTAGCGAATTCGGCGCAAGCCGATTCACTAACCGTACACTTGGCGTGAGATATGGAAACTCCCAGTCTACCGATTGTGTCAGTATACTTCTTGTACACCTCAAAGGAGGTGTCAAGAGTGTCGTCACCAAGTATTAGGTACCTTTTATGGTATCCTTTTACTCCCACTTTGTGGGCGCACCACTGCTTAACAGCGTGGTGTGTGATGGTGGACACAGGCCATGAGCTTAACAGGCCCATGGGGTTGCCACAAGCATAACGTACCCCCCCTAAGGGGTGGTGGAACGTTCTGTTTGAGACAATCTGTTCCCATAACCTACTCACAGTAGCACCGTATGCAGCTTCTAACAAGCCGACCTCAAGTTTCCTTGGGAATCGGTCTGTAAAGGCTGTCATATCAGAGCTATATAAGTTGGGCCCTAACCCTTTAACAAGGTTAGGAATCTCGTCTTGTCTGTAGGTCACATCACTTGATAGTTTAGATAGTGCCTTCATGCATGCGTTATGCAATGCCTGAAGTGCAGTATTAGACCACCAATCTGCGATAGCGACAACGCGTGTTTTGCACGCCTTATCACTTAGCAGAACAAGTTTGGAAGCTTGGAAACTTCCCTTGTGTGACTTGTAATCATCAGTGTTCAGCACTGGGACAGTTTTGTCCAACAGTGCCTTAACCTGACACAACAACTCAGGTTCTTTCTGCCGTAAGGCAGTTAAGTCCTGAAGGAGTGTTAACGTAGCGGGCCCGTTAGGCCCAGCTTTGTTACTGAGTACAAGCTGTGATGATCCCATCTTAGGCATAAGCTTAAGACCGGACCAACTCCGGAAATATTCGATGATCTCGTCCATCAGACTTTCGTCTGCTGTCGATTCCTCGATTATTGTACTAACCGAGTATTCAGGTTTGCACCTGAACGACTCAATGATTCTCATCACTGAGAACGAGTACCGGATACTATAGACATCATCCACATCTGGTTTCAGGTAGCTAATAGCTTTAGGAAACCCATCCCGATCTGCTTTGCAGAATGGGACAGGCGTGACCTGTTGCTGTAAACTATACTGATGAAGCACCAATCTCATGGCTTTAAGCCGTTCGATTGTGTACTTTTCACCGTTGTTCTCTAACAGCGTGTGGACCAGACCGTAGAACTTATTAAGGTTCTGATCGCGTGGTAGATGATGTAGCACATTAATCATAGGAAGCAAGTCTTTAATTAGACTTAGCCAACCGTGATTGTATTTGCTATTTCTTCTATTCATTTGTTTTATCATCATTTATTGGTGATATTTCAATGTCGCTCTCCCAGCGGGCGAACCCGATGGTGCCAACAGAGTGGGGTACAGTTTCTTTCTGCG